TCGCATTCAAGTTCACAGAGGAAGACCGATGACCGACACAGCCCGTGACTTCATCATCGGTGTACTCACCATGACCCTGCTACTCGTTCTCACGTTCTTTGTTGCCGGCAAATTAGCCCAACATGACAAACGTGAAGCCTGCACCAAATTCGCTAAAGCAACCAACAAAGAAACCATCTATATCGAATACGGGCTCACCGAATCCAAATGCTTCATCAGCAACGAAGGTGGATGGATAGACATCAACCCATCAAATCTTTCCACACTGAATAGGACTAAACCATGAGCCTCACATCAGGCACATTCCCAGACGCGCCCTACACCATCACAGTCCTCGCCAACCGTGACATGATGGCAAACTGGGTAGGACACATCAACAGCCATGACATCACCTCAGCCGCCCTAGCCGGAGGCATCTACCTCCTCGTCAGCCTCGAAGAAGATGGGACGCTTAGAATCGCTACAAAGCCTGGTAGCGCGTGGGATTCCACATGGTCACCACCAGTTCAATTGGAGCGACGATGAGCAAAGACAACGAACTCGCCTTAGACCTGTTCATGTTGGGTTATGAACGCAACGAGCTAGTACACATGTTGAATGAGGCCACTAGCCTGATCGAGTCTTTGCGTAACGAACTGGACTCAATCAAATCAGAACTACACGTCACCCAACAGGAACTTTGGAGCAAACAAAAATGAACATGATGATTGGTTTCGCAATATTCCTAGGGCTGTACTTCTTTTGGTTGACACGATGATCTACCGAATCCAATGCAACAAATGCGGGTCAATGGTCAAACACGACACCCAAATCCTTCAAGGCTGCTTATGTGACCCTGACGCGCCAACCTGGGTAGCGATCCAACCAGACGGACGAATGCTCAAAATGAGTCACGCTGACTACACAGTCTTCGAGCAATCATGACCCAAGCCCGCCTCTGCCCCTGCATCCCGCAACGCGCACTTCCAACCAAACCGCTATGCGGAGACAAGCCAGACGACTTCGATGAGTGACTATGAAGACCCAATCGCAGAGTTCATTGAAGCATCAGCCGAAGGACTCTGCACTGGCTATGTCGTCATCGCCAACATCGAGCGCATCAACGGTGACCAATCATTCTGGGTGACCACACTCCGAAACCAAACCGCCTCAACCAGCCTCGGCCTACTCGAATCAGCGAGCGCAGCAGAGAAGTATCGGATAGCCAGGTCATTCAACCATCATCCTGACGACGACGAATAACAAACAGTTAACATACAGAACTTACCCGTAGGAGGGCTAATGACAAACAAACGAATGAACAAGGGATACAACTATCCCGCCTCAGCCTTATTGAAAGAATTCTCTGACGATACGTGGGCATCAACCATCGCCGAACGACTTGGTGTGGGTAGAGCTGCAATCCAAACATGGCGAGAAGGAAACACCTATCTCGACCAATGGCGTGCAGACAAATATGCTTGCGCGTTAGGCAAACATCCATCAGAGATTTGGCACAACTGGTTTGATGAAGTGGAGTTGGCATCGTGACCATGCGTGATGAAGCCATCAAACTCGCTGAGCTAGGTATCAGAGTTATCCCTATCAAGCCTGGGCAGAAGTATCCTCCGATGCAAGCATGGCAAGACAAAGCGAGCAACGACATCCATGTTGTCAACGACTGGTTCACTAGCCAATACTCAGGTTACGGAATTGGTATTGCCACAGGGCAAACCAAATACGGACGCATCTTCGTACTCGACGTGGATGACCGTGAAGAATACAAAGGCTCAGACACGCTGCATGACCTACAAGAAAAGTATGGTCAACTACCAGAGACAGTCACAGCGATAACTGGTACAGGAGGACAACACCTGTACTTCTACTGTGATGAAGACATACGCAACGATGCCGGCTCAAGGCTTGGGGTGGGCTTAGACATTCGTGGCACCGGAGGCCAAGTCCTCGCAGCTCCAACGATTCACCCCAACGGTCGTGCCTACCAATGGGAAGTTGGCTCAAGCCCACACGAACGCAAACCAGCCAAAGCCCCAGATTGGCTCGTCAAACTTCTCACCAAACAACCAGAGATGGTCAAACCAGTCGGTCAACCCGATTCATTCCTCACCGACCCCAACACCCCGTCAGCAAGATACAACGCGAAGACAACATGGGAACAGCTACTCATCCCCGATGGCTGGACACTAGCCAAGACTGACCGTCATGGTGAACAGCATTGGGTTCGACCAGGCAAAGACCCCCGTGACGGCACCTCAGCCACCATTGGTCACAACGGCAACGATGCACTCATTGTCTTCACCAGCTCCATCCCTTGGCTACCCGAAGGGGGCTATAATCGCTTCGGATACTATGCAGCATCAAAGCATGGTGGCGACTGGAAACAAGCCTCACAAGCCTTCCTAGCCACCAATGAAGGCAAACCTGAACCAGCCACCCCAATCCCCACACCAGACGAAATGCTCTCGATGCTGGTGGACTGGAAAACATTCTGGTCATTAGAACACGCCACAGAAGAATGGTTAGCCAAACCACTCATCGCCAAAGGCCGACAGACTGCATTGTTCGCTGGAGCCAAGACAGGTAAGTCCTGGCTCACACTCAACGTCGTAGCAGCACTCGCATCCGGCAAACCCATCCTCGGACAACCAGCCCAACCACCAATCCACTGCCTCTACCTCGACTACGAAATGATTGAAGCAGACCTATACGAACGCCTAGAACAATTCGGCTACACAGAAGACGACGACCTATCCCACCTGCACTACGCCCTCATCCCCAACCTTCCTTCACTCAACACCACCGAAGGTGCCTCAGCCATCATGAAGTTGGTTGAGCTAACCAAGGCTGAGGTCGTAGTGATAGACACCACAGGACGCGCCATCGATGGTGAAGAGAACTCTGCAGACTCCTATCGTGAGTTCGCACGAACCACAGGCTTAGCCCTCAAACGTGCCAACGTCGCATGTGTACGCACAGACCACGCAGGCAAAGACGGAGGCAAGAAACAAGGCCAACGAGGATCATCAGCCAAGAACGATGACGTGGACATCGTGTACCGCCTCGACAAATCCGATGACGGACTCACACTCAAACGCACCCACACACGCATCAGCTGGGTACCAGAAACCGTCAACCTGGTTGTAGAAGACTTTGATGACATCATCACCATCCGACTCCGCAGCAAAGAACAACGAGGCTGGACAACCAAAGAAATCAACATAGCCAACCGACTAGACGAACTAGGATTCCCCATCAACATCGGAGTCAACGAAGTGCAACGCCAACTCAAAGACCAAGGCATCTCACTAGGCCACAAATCAGCTATCGGACGAGCCATCCAATGTCGCAAACAACCCCGCCCAGACCCACTCGGAACCACCCACACCCAAAAAACGGAACCACTCGGAACCACCACACAACTCGGAACCACCTTCGGAACCACTTCGGAACCAATTCCTGAAGCCCAACAAGTACAAAGGAACCAGCGTGTGTACCTAAAAGGTACACGCGGTTCCGTACCCGAAGACGAAACCATAGAAAATCAGAACTACCTCGGAACCACCACCCCCACCACCCCCACCCCAGCCCACCCCAACCCTGACCAAACTGACATCGAATCAGAACTCTGGTAACCCACCATGCCCATCCAACGACCATGCCTCGTATGCCGACGACTCACACAAAACATCCAACGCTGCGACATGTGCCAGCAGGCATGGCAACACAACCGGAACAAGAAACGAACTCACTATCAAGGCGATTACGCCTCACGCGCAAAGCGAGTCAGAGACACCACCATCCTCTGCTGGCTCTGTGGCAAACCCTCGAAGGCTGACGATCCTTGGCAAGCCGATCATGTCATCCCAGGCGACCTCAACTCTGAGCTACGCGGAGCGCACCGCAGTTGCAATGCGTCACGCGGGAATCGCAGCAAGCCATGAACCCCCCACTGGCATCTCGGGGGGTGGGGTCAAACCGTGGGGGCTGGACAGCACAACTACCCATGCCGTGCGCGAGACGCGCCTCGGTTGTGAAGGGGGTACGGCTACCATTGGGTCATGGCAACACCGAGGACTGGAGTTGGGCGTGGCAAGAAGGCCGAGCCTGTCGAGCGCAAACGTGCGCGGGGTGCGGAGATTCGTGGGGGCTTGAAGGCGCAGCCGATGCCGGAGTCGGCGTTGGCGTTGGTAGATTTGGGTGCGATACCAGAAGCACCGTCAAGTTTGGGGAAGGTTGGGTCTGCGTATTGGGGGATTTATTGGACGGCTGGTCGGAGGCATTTGAGCGAGTTGCACGACACTCCGTTGATGACCAGGTTGTGTTCAAACTTCGACACCATCGCAGAGCTGGAACTTTGGTTGGGGTCGGATGTGGAGCGTCGTTGGTATACCAGTCCGAACGGTCAGATCGTGACCCATCCAGCCGTCAAGCAGATAGATCAGATGGACGCGCAAAACACGGCTTGGATGAGTTTGCTGGGTTTCACTCCTTCGGATCGCGCACGTCTAGGTCTGGCAGAGATAAGGGT